ATAAGGCATCGTTGCTGGGTCAATAGTTGTAGTTACACCAGGCCCAGCACATTCTGACCAGTAACCAGAACCATCTTGATTATTGTCTCCTTCAAATTTAAGATAGTAATCATCTTCAACAAGTTGTGCTGAGTTTGTTACTTTTACAATGTATCCATTCTTGCATTGCTTTGGCAGGCTTGTTACATCATTGACGTTATCAGTAACGATATTAAATAGATCACTTTCCAAAGCTTCTACATTAAATGCAGAAGTATGTGTAAGGTACAAACCACTACCAATGACAGTTGCAGTCACACCAGTAATCTGTTCTTTAATTGAACTAAGTAGACTAGCAACTGAAGTACCTGCTTCTGCTTCAAGATCAACTGGAACAGGTCGGACTCTATTTAAGTTACCTTTATATGATGCAGATACTTCTTTGGTTACTGTGATGGTATGATTAATACCTTCGACATTTACAGTAAAGCTAGGCAAGGTTCCTGAGTAAGAACCTCCATGTAGCAGATCGACTCTTGCCGTATACATTGAGTCATAACGAGCATTAGGCGGGCTGTTATCATAGCCTTCAACAAAAGGCTGTCCGGTAATAGTCACCCGTACGGCAATACCAGTTGCGCTATCTACTTGTACTTTTGAACCTGAATATTTTGCATTATCTTCTCCACTAATATTGTTATTAAAAGGCATGTCTACAGTTACTGTAACAGCAGACTTTTCAGCCACAGTAGTTGTATTGCTAAAGATGTTTAGTGCATACTGACGCCTAGGTACAACTTGCTTTAGCTCTACATATACAGAATGTGTGTCTGGCTTAGACGCAGCTACAGCACTTGTCATGTTTACAGTCTTAGTTCTGTTAACTAAAAAAGTACTATCATTAATTGTCAGAGCTTGTACATCACCATCAGCACTATGTGCCAAGTAAGTGTTTGGTGAGTTACTGTTATTGATTGTCATAGCTGCACCGTCACTACAACGCCATACACGGACAACACCATTCCGCGCTACTTGACCTATATAAGAACCTTCGTTCTCATCACGGTAGTAGCTGAACCAACATCCATTTGTTTGGACACCGCTCAGTGTATTGACAAACTTACTTCCAGGTCTCTTCATCAAACCTTCTGTGACATCAGGCACTACATTTACAGCCTTCCTTACCTGACCTGGCAACTTCTTATCATCAGGTTGTTCTGAAATACCTAAGACATAAGTCGGAATCGTTTGGGTAATTGTTGCCATCAGCGCCTCAGTACAGAATATGGTTGATATGTTTGATAATTACTGTTGTCTGGGAATCCCATAAAGTTATGGTCACCTTGATTACATTCGTATTCCATACAGGCTGCACGAGCAATAGCCTCCTGCTGGCCTAGCAGTTGTACAAGTTGCGGGTTAGCTACCAGCTGGGTTGCAGCACGGGTAGAAGCTCTGTAAGAGATATACCTTTGAAATACTGAAGGCAGATCTTCGTAGTCATAGATACGTACAATGTCTACTGTTACGGGATTAGCAAATACATCTGTATGCTTTACCTTGTCATATAAACGACCTTTGCGTTTAACTACATTAGTGCTTCGATCACTTTGACCTTTGCTGATGTCAAGACGTAGTACATCTACAGGTACAAAGATGTAGCCATTTTGATCTGGTGTAAGTGGTACACCATCTTCACGATTAAAGACCCAGCCTTCATTCTGTACATCCACTAGTGCTTCTTTGAAGATGTTATAGATGAAAGAAATCTCTGGGTTCTCTGTATTCAGTTGGGTAACAGGCGATTGACCGATGCTCCCCAAGATTGAGTTCACTGCGGATAGTTCGGTATCGGTGCCAATAGTTGAGGACATATAGTTAAAAAAAAGGGCCTCCGAAGAGACCCCAATAAAGTATTTAAATCAGAATGCAGAAGGAGCTGTAGCACCCACATACAGCTCAACGGCTGCAGCGGGGTTCAGGTAATCTGCACCCATGGCCAAGCGGCCCAAAATAACATCGCCCTGATAAATCACGGAGACATCACCACTGGTGACTTGGACTTGAGGTCCGATTGCTTCGACACAAGCGGCTGCTTCACGTTGGAAGATAAGACCAGCAGACACTGCACCGAATTCGGCGGCTGTGCCGTAGTCATTATTGATGCCGGTAGTAGCGGCAGAGGCGTTCTCAAGAGCAGGGCCGATGAAGTCACCGGTATTGCCAGGAGAGGTTTGGCCAGTAGTACCGCCAAACTTGGTGCCGTACTTGCCAAGGAACGGGATGTTCATTGACTTGTAGATGTGGATACCAGCGATCTCGATGATGCCGTTTCCGCCTTGCAGAGCAGAGCCCTGAGCGTCACGATTTACAAGACCATTGGAACCAACAGCTTGGACCAATTCATAGAATTGTCTAGGGTTGAGGACGGCGCAACGTCCGTCTGAACTAATTCCCTTCTCGTCCATTGCAGCGGCTGCGTCATAGAAAGCAGCAACCAATGCGGTAGAGGAGAAAGCATCAGATTCGTTGGTAGAAGAACCAACACGGATCTGTGTACCACCAGGCTCAACGAAGTTCGTTGCACTTACTGGGGATGCTGCACGAGCACCACGAGCAATTGCACGGAAGATCAAGCGGTCATACTTTTCTGCCAAGGCGTAGCCGATTTTACGAGAGATCTCAGACCTCAAATCGTAGTGGCTAAGTGTCTCGTCCAAATCGTATACGAACGCGGAGCTAATAAGTAGATCGTCAACTGTGACGGTCTTCTCTGCCACTGGGGGAGCGCCGTCGCTGTTTCCCAAAATTGCATTTCCCGGAGTATGGTACTCTGCCGTGGTGCGCCCGGTGTAGATAAATTGTAAACTTTTGCCGTTCTTAAGTGTACGCTTCATAACCAAATCGCGAGCGATAGCGTTATGCTGGAACCCTTTGAACATTTCGCCACTGAACAACTTAAGGTACAGTGCGCGCTTATCTCCTGCGAGATTAGATTGACCAATATTAACCAAACTGGTTGTCAGGTCTGAAGACTGTTGTGCCATTATAAAAAAGAGAAGTAATTATGTACGACTCTCAAAGATCTTTGAGTATTATTTAATTTGTATGTGGTCTATCCCACCGTCTAGACGGCTAAGGGTATCCGGCTTACCGGGCCAAAGCCAAAAGTGATGAGGGGAATTGCACCCCTCTGTAAGATCTATCTCACTTGGTGTACTTGACACCGCGATAGCAATAAGTCTTGCTCTGCACAGTAACCTCCTAAGAAGTTCCACAAGCCCCGTTCCATGCTTATGGTGTCATGCGTCCCGAAGGATGAACGGACGTGTGCAGTTGTAGTGGCCCCAGGTTTTTCCAGTCCTAGGTCCGTAACCGTTCCTTGGGAGTTTACAAGGAAAAATCAGATATTATGTGCCTCTGAGGGGGCACGTTAAAAGTTATACTTGACGCCTACTTTCGTACCGTAATCATTTACGTCGTCGAAGCTTGCAGACAGTTCACCATATACAGACACACGATCTGTTGCTTGGATAGATCCGCCCAGCTTACCTGTCAACTTGGTCTCTTCTTCACCACCATCAGGTGCAAAGATAGTAGGACCAGCTTGGATATAGTAAGAGCCTACATCATTACCTGATTCATAACCCAGATGAAAATCTGTGGCATGGCCATTAAAATCAGAGCCAGTAAAACCAGCATTGTTTTCGATGTTGACGTAAGGTCCAGCCAATGCAGGAGTTCCCAATGCAGCGGCTGACAGGATTGCGATAATTTTTTTCATAATAAAATTGGTGGTTTACTTTTTCTTTGCTGTTTTTGCAGCGCGTTTAAAATTCTTTGCAGATGGTGCGCCAGATGAACCAGGCTTCCTCATCTTCTCTCCACTACCAGCTGCGATACGCTTACGCTTGGCATGGATGTTTGCATATAGACCTTGCTTAGCCATAACTTTTTTTCCTTTTAGTTTTTGCTTTTGCTTTCCTAACTGGTGGCAACGATTGTCCACCTGGGTTCTTGATCTTTTTCTTTTGAAGTCGCCTCAACATTTCTGGTGAGGCATTAGGAATACCTTTGTAATCCTGTCCACCAGGCATGTAAGGACTATTAACGTCGAATGACTGGGAAATCTTTAGTTTTTTATTTGTACCCTTTGCCACCTTTC